CATCTTCCGATGTTAATTTTAACAACATTATTCCGCAAATGTTGAATTATGCTGAATTGCGTATTCAGCGAGACTTGGATTTTTTGGCAACACAAAACCAACAAAATTTTGTCGTTTCAGCCATTTCAACCAACCAATTGACCATCCCGACTCAGAGTTTTGTTACCCTTCAAACAATTACGGTTACAGATCCTGATGGCGGAGTTACAACCCTTACGCCTGTTACAAAAAGTTTTTTGCAAAATGTTTACGCAACCAATTCTGGAGCAGGAACGCCGCAATATTTTGCAGTTTTCGGTGGCGATCAAGCGACTGGCGGTCAAACAAGTCAATATGTTCAAGTTGGTCCTTGGACGGGGGCAACTGGCACTTATACGTTTAACGTAACAGGCACGACCCGTCAGCCAACGCTTTACAATTATGCAGTGACTGGACAAGCTGACACGACTTATACGTTTATAAGTCAAAATCTACCAGATATGCTGCTTATGGCATCAATGATTTATCTTTCGGCTTATCAGCGCAATTTTGGTCGTCAGGCTGATGATCCGGCAATGGCTCAATCTTATGAAAGCCAGTACGATTTATTATTAAAAGGCGCCGTAGTCGAAGAAGCTCGCAAGAAGTTTCAAGCGGGCGGCTGGACATCTTATTCACCTGCTGTTGTGGCAACTCCTTCGAGGTAATTCATGCCACACGCAACTATGAAATTAATCCCTGGGATCGACACCAACGAAACGCCAGCGTTAAATGAAGCAGCATTTTCTGGGTCTCAACTTATCCGTTTCTTCCCAGACCGGATGGGGAAGGGTCTTATTCAAAAACTTGGCGGCTGGACAAACTGGGCTCCAAACACAAATATTTCTGGAATTAGTGAGCTTCATGCGTGGGAAGATTTATCTGGCATTCAAAGGTTAGCTGTCGGGGCGACAAATTCTCTTTCTACAATTCAAAACAATTCTGGTAAAACGCCAACAACATTAACTCCCCAAACCAACGCAAGTGACATTGGGTTAACTACTGCTGTCTCACAAACAGTGGCGGCTTATATTGCGGGGACAACAAATACGATCCAAGGTTCTACTGCAAATTGGCAAACGGGAACGGCTGTTTACTTTTCAACTGCGGGTGGCGGAACGCTTCCTACAGGCATAACGGCCAATCAAGTTTATTGGATTATTAATAGTGCAATTGGCGCTACAACATTTCAAATTTCTGCAACCCCTCCTGGCACAACTCAAACTGCTGTTTCTCTTGTTACGACAGGAAGTGGAACCACAACGGTTTTTATTTCTCCTGTCGCTTGCGTCAACGGATCTTCAACCGTCTATTTTACCGATACTAATTTAAGCGTTCAATCCGGCGTAACTTTTTCAAACGACGGCAGTGGCAAATTGCTTGTTACCGCAACAACAACTCCAGTTTCAGGAACTCCAATTTATTTTACTACGACAGGGTCTTTTTCTGGAACCAACGTATCAGCCGGAACGCCATATTATGTTCTTCCGATAAGCGGAAATACAACACAATTTAATATTTCTGCTACAAGCGGAGGAACGGCAGTTTCATACGGTTCAGCCGGAACAGGAACAATCAGTCTTTACAATCCCGACCAAATTAGATCGGGCTTCAATATTAATATTCAAACGCCTATTAGTATTGCTAATTTGCTTCTTAGCGGCGTTTATACCGTTACTGGGCAAACATTAGGCAATAATTTTTATAGTGTTTACACAATTGACGCTGGCAAAAAAGCCAACGCAACATCTGTTGGTGTAGCAACTTCGTTAGCAAATGGACCATTGCTTCCTGCGTTTGCTTTAACAGCAAATACTTCCACGGTAACGGTAACAGAATATAATCAACCGTATATTAATCAACAAACTGGTACGTTTCTTTATCCAACAACATCTAGCGGTATTACTATTTACGGAAATTACATTGTCACGTTGGATTCAACAAATCCTTCTTATAGATACACAATTAATACCTCGACACCTTCTACTGCAACGGTATCATCGTTGTATATGAATAACGGTAATATTCATATTGTGTATTATTACAATGTTCCTTCGCTTTATGGCGCGAGCGGATATGGTTCTGGCCAATACGGGGGCTACGTTGGGACAACAACAACTCAGACAGGTTGTACCATTTCTGGCACAACATTAACTCTTGGCGGGTCTAATAGTTCTGTTGCAATCGGCCAACTTGTTACAGGCGGTACAATTACGGCAAACAATCAAGGTCTCTATCCCTACATAACAGGCGGAAGCGGCACAACTTGGACGCTTAGTTTTTCGCCTGGCACAATTTCTAGCTTTACGGCCACTTTTTCGCAATCTGTGGTTGGATATGGTCTTGGCCAAAGAGTAACGTACCCGCAGGGTATTCCAGTTTCCAACGTATCGGATTGGGTGATTAATAATTTTGGTGAAATTTTAATTGCCAATCCTCAAGGGGAAGCAATTTATTATTGGTCTCCAACGAATAACTCTGCTGACGCCCAACTTCTTTCGACGGCTCCTTTAGTCAATCAGGGCATTTTTGTTGCTATGCCAGCTCGCCAAATTGTTGCGTATGGTTCGACAGCAACAGGNATTCAAGATCCACTTCTTGTCCGCTGGTCTGACGCCGCCGATGCAACNGTTTGGATTGCACAAGCTAATAATCAGGCAGGAAGTTATCGCATCCCAGAAGGNTCGGCAATTATNGGTGCCTTGCAGGGGCCACAACAGGCACTGATCTGGACAGATCTTGCAGTTTGGGCCATGCAATATGTTGGTTTGCCAGAAGTTTATGGCTTCAANAAGCTTGCTGATGGGATGGGCCTTATTGGTAAAAAAGCCGCTGGCGTTATAAATGGCGATGTCTATTGGATGTCTCCTGAAAAATTCTGCGTACTTTCGTCTGGTGGACCAAAACCTATTCAATGCCCTATTTGGGATAAAGTTTATCAAAATGTTAACACCGATCAATATTCTCTTATTAGATGCGCTGTTAATTCGACGTTTGGGGAAATTACTTGGTACTATCCAACCGTAGGCTCTGGCTACAATAACGCCTATGTTAAATATAACGTAAACACGCAAGCTTGGGATTATGGGTCTTTAACGCGCACTGCTTGGATTGATCAATCGGTTCTTGGAACACCAATCGGATCATCTACAGATGGCTATATTTATCAGCATGAAAGCGGATTTAACGCTGGTAGCAACCCAATGAATTGCTGGTTCCAAACAGGCTATATGCAATTGAATGAAGCTGATAATTTGGTTTTCGTCGATCAAATTTGGCCTGATTTTAAATGGGTTACAGCGAGCGGAACAAGCACTTCTGCAACTTTATATGTTACGCTTTACGGAGCCAATTACCCTGGCGATACGCCAATTCAATATGGCCCATATACGATGACATCAAATGTGGAATATATCAGCACACGCTTTCGCCATCGCCTTATGTCGATTTATGTATCTTCTTATACAAACACGAATACGGCGGATACTAATTCGTTTTGGCGTATCGGTGCAGTGCGCTACCGTTATCAACTGGATGGGAAATTCTAATGGGCGCTTCTTTAGACGATATTCTCACGACCCAAAAAAACGGCGTTCAAGCAATAAATGCTTACGTCAATGCTACCAATACTTTGGCCGGAACAAACAATTCGTTAGATATTTCCGTATCTACAATTGTTAAAACTAGCTCAGGGTGGCTTGCTCGCATTATTGTTACAACGGCAGGTTCTACCACTGGGGCAGTTTACGATTCAAACTCAACTTCGTCATTAACGGGAACTATTTTTATTATTCCCAATACAGTTGGTATTACTGTTCTCCAATTTCCTTTTTCAAAAGGCCTTACCATAGTCCCTGGCACTGGTATGGTCTTGTCTGTTTCTTATACGTGAGGTCGTCATGCCATTAGCACACGGTAAATCCCAAAAGACAATCAGCCACAACATCAGCGAGATGATCCATGCTGGTCATCCGCAGGCTCA